CATCAACTCTGATGTTCAGACAGAGATCAACTATGTGCCTGAGAAAGCTGCTCACCTTGCAACCTCAATGATGTCCATGGGTGCTGTTGTTATTGACGACAACGGTGTCTATGAAGTCCTTGACAACAACTAAAAGGAGTAGGAAACAATGGCATATTTAGCATCTGGTCTTACTCTAGTTGGTGGCTCTTCAGCACAGCGCATGTGGATTTACACAACTGCTGATACTATCGCTGATGTAAACACAGAAGATTACTTTCTTGACGCAATCGACATGATTCGCAAGAACGATGTAATCACTGTTGTTTCTTCTACTGGTGGTACACCTGTAGTGTCTCATGCTTATTGCAATCAAAGTGATGGTACAAACATTGACATCATCAACGGCGTTGCAATTACAAACACCGACTCTGACTAATAGGGGTGGGGGGCTTCGGCCCCCCATTACTCAATGCCAACAGTAGCTAATTCAGATATTGATATTGCATCGCGCGGCCTGATCCTGATTGGGGCAGAGCCTATTACTTCGTTTACAGCATCAAGCACTGAAGCAACTGTTGCTAATGCTATATATGAAGATGTGATTCGCACTATAATGTGTTCTAGCCGCTGGCGGTTTTGCACAAAGCAAGCGGAGTTAAATCTGCTTACTAATGCACCTACTGGCAGATACGATACTGCTCATCAGTTACCATCAGACTTGCTTATGCTTCATGCAGTAACAGTCAATGATGCAATTATTGAATACAATATTTATGCTGATAAAGTGTTTAGCAACTCATCTCAAAATGATGCTTTGATTGCTGACTATACTTTTAGAGCGTTGGAGCCTGACTTCCCATCATACTTTACACTTGCAGCTGAGTTTGCGCTGGGTGCATCGTTTGCATTATCAATAGCAAGAGATGAGCAGTTGTCAGCATTGCTTGAACGTAAGGGTGCGGAACTGCTTCAGCAAGCAAAGACGCTAGACAGTCAGCAGCAAACAACACGCAAACTTGTTACATCGAGGTTTATTACTGAAAGGCGAAGTTAATGGCGAGGATTAGAGTACCGCTTAACAACTTTGTTTTTGGTGAAATAAACACTTCACTAACTAGCCGCATTGATTCAGCTGTTTACAATCAAGCTGGTCAATCTGTTAAGAATGTATTTATTCGAGCAGAAGGTGGTATTATTAATCGCCCCGGCAGCAAGCGTCTTTTTAACTTTACCCATACATATGATGACAGTCTGAAGCAGCAGATACGTCTTGAGCCGTTTGTTTTTTCAAGCGATGAAAAGTATGTTGTTGCATTTAGTGCTGGGCAGATAGATGTCTTCCGCATTAATACTGATGGCACATACAACTCTAAAGTAGCCACATTAACACAGGATGTTGATAGCACTGCTTTGCCAATCGATAACACAAATCTTACTGAGTTTACATATGCGCAACAAGGTGACTTTATGTTCATTGCGCATAATGACTTTATGCCATTAGAGCTTGTAAGAACGGGCCTTACTTCGTTTGAGGTTCGTGTATTTGAGTTTGATACATCAGCTGATGGTAATCGTATTCTTCAGCCTTATTATAACTTTCAAGGCAGTGGCGTAACTATTACACCGTCAGCTACAACAGGAAGTGGTATAACACTTACAACAAGCTCTGCGTATTTTAATGCTGGTATGGTTGGGTCAAGTCTTTTGATCCACGACACTCAGGTTGATATTACAGCAGTTACTAATTCTACAACAGCAACCGCCGATGTGCAGGGTACTATTGAAAGACAGCTTGACTTTGATTCTTTAAACACAACTGAAGGTTCTAATAAAGTTCACGTTGTTATGCCTGATCATGGTTTGTCTGTTGGTGATAGCATTATAATTAGTGAAGCTGGTGCTTTAGGCGGCATTAACAATGGCAATATAAATGGCACAAGAACCATTACCAGAATATTAAATGCCAATGAGTTTGACTATCAAGCTGGCGGTTCTGCGTCATCTACAGCTACTGGCGGCGGCAATCCAATTATTAGCAGTACGGCTGCAACAACAGACTGGTATGAGCAATCATACAGTTCTTTCCGTGGTTATCCAGCTGCCATAACATTTCATGAAAACAGACTATGGTTTGGTGGCACACCCTCGCAGCCTAATGGTATATGGGCATCAGCTGCCGGTGAGTTCTTTAACTTTGATGTTGGCGAAGGTGAAGACTTTGATGCCATTGACCTTGAGGTATCTGTAGGTGTTACTAACTTTATTAGACATCTAGTATCCAATAGAGACTTACAAGTGTTTTGTAACCAAGGTGAGTTTTATCTTCCGGCATTCCAAGATCAGCCTATAACTGCATCCATTGCAAAAATATCTGAGCAGACACCATTTGGCTCTGGGTTTGTAAAGCCATTATCTCTTGATGGTGGTACCTTATTTGTACAGGCAACTGGCACAGCTGTAAGAGAATATATTTTTAATGACAGTGAAGGTGCGTATACCACAAACATGGTGTCGATACTTTCATCACACCTTATATCAAATCCATTGCAGCTGACTGCCGTAAAGGGTGCGCTTGATCGTCCGGGTGCTTATGCATTCTTTCTTATGGATAATGGTGAGATTGCTGTGTTTTACAGTATCCGTGCTGAGAAACGTGCAGGGTGGATGCGTTGGACAACCGAAGGTCGGTTCCATTCTGTATGTGCTGTAGACGAACAACTGTTTACTGTGTCCGTTAGGGATGACGGATCAGGCACAAATAAGCTATTCTTAGAGCAGCTTGATAAAGATTTGAACATGGATTTTAGCGATGATTTTACTGGCACTGCTGGTGTTTTCGATGTGTCTGCACATTTTTCTAACGGTGCTGTTGTAGACGTTGTTGACGATACAGAATACCTTGGCAGTTTTACTGTAGCTGGTGGCGAGATAGATGTTAGTGCTGTGAAGCTATCAACGTCTGCTGAGATGGGTTATAAGTTTGTACCTGAGTTACAAACAATGCCTATCGATGGTCAGGTTCCCGGTGGGCCTTTGACTGGCAGACCTCGCAAGATTACCAATGTTATATTGGACTTAAAAGATACTTTGAGTATATCTGTTAATGGCACGAACATGATCATTCGTAATGTTAACTTTAACCCTGCGCAGCCGAGAGTTGCATTTACAGGCAAAAAAGAATTTAGGGTGTTGGGTTATAGCAAAGACCCAACTGTTACAATCTCACAGATAGCACCACTTGATATGCAGTTAAATGGTATGGTGGTAGAGGTGGCGTTCTAATGGCTGATCCTTGGTTACTTGCATTATTGGCTGGTGGCACAGCTGTGGAAATTACTGGCTATCAGCAAGCAGCTGATGCAGAGCGTGTACGGCAAGAAGAAAGAGCTAGGCAAGCTAGAGAAAATAAAGAAATGGTTGCCTTGCAAGCAGAGCGTCAGGCTACTGCAAGGTCAAAAGCGTATACATCATTTCTTAAAAACTCATCTGCCATTGCTGGCTTCAACAGACGTGGTGATGACCGTTCACTAAAAGCAATTCAAAAGGCTGGCAGAGAAAAAACAGAAGAAGAGCTTTCAGCAATACAACTGCAAAGTTTGTTTACTCGTGGAAGGCTTGAGACGCAAGCTAGGTTTGCGCAGCTAGAAGGACAGTGGGCAGCTGATCAGGCTTTGATGCAACAGATGAGTGCTGTTGCTGGCAATGCTTATGAGGCAGCTACTTTAGAATAGTGGATATACAACATGGCAAAGATTGAAGTATTAAAAGGCTCTCAAACTACCATTGGCCCTATCGGCATTGTTGATATGGGTCGTGGTGGCGTTGCTATGGGTCAAGCCATTGCTGATTCTGGTAAACGTATCTTTGAAGCTGCCTATAAGTATGGATATGAAAAGGAAGCTGAGAAGGGTGAAGAAGAAGCTCGCCTTGCAGCTATAAGCGCAAGAGACCCAAATACAAACATGCTTGTGTTTCCAGACGCCCCTGATGGAATGTCTCGCGTTGCGCAGCAGCATTACGATAAGATTGCTTACAAAAGATATTCTGATGCTTTAGAGCTTGATCTTAAAGCAACAGCCATGGAAGTGGCATCTCGTCATAAAGCTGATCCAGAAGGCTTTCAAACAGAATTTGGTAACTATATAGATAAGGCTAAAGCTGGGTCAGGTAAATTTGCTGGCTTAGTCGAATCAGCTGGTTCTATTACATCCAAACAATTTGCAATGTCTTTGCAAAAAGACCTTGTAGATCAACAAGATGAAATAGCTTATCAAAATGCTATAGCCGTTAACGGACAAAAACTTTCAGATATTCAATCTATGTTTTCAGCTGGGGCTGATAATACTGGTCGAGCTACAGCAACAGCATTGCTTCAATCTTTGATTGGCATGCGTGGTGAGTTTGCCAAGAAAATGCCTGATGCCTATGAAGACACGCTTACTAATAAAACTAAAGTTGCAATTATGGGTGGGCAGCTAGACAGAATGTCTTCTGCTTTGTCTGCATTAGTTGATGATGAAACAAAGTCTATTGCTTTGAACCAAATGGTTGTCGCTCTAAGAGAGGGCAACATGAAGTCTGTTCCTCCACAAATGCAATCCTTGTTAAAGCAAGTTGGATTTGATGACAAATGGTTTGGGCAAAAGTTATCTTTAAGAACACCTGATGGTAAAGTTTACAAAACTGTTACCCTTGCCACTGGCATTACTGAACAGCTGTCAAATGAAGTGTCTAAGTTGCAAGGCACTGTGGCAGAGCTTATTGGTCAAACACGACAATCTGAAAACATTGTTGCAATTGGTGGCAAGTTAGAACAGACTGGCAATATATCTGCTAGTGAATCTGAAACGCTGTTTGATGCTGCTGGCATTACATCATCTACAGATTTATTAAACATGCTTCCTAGTTTGTTTAGCCCACCAGATGATCCATCTGTTCGCGCTTCATGGGATGATAAATATGCGCCTGTAATGGATTCCCTTATAAGAAACAGGGGGCCATTAGCCTCTCAAGTTACAGAGTTGTTTGAAAGCATTGAATCTTTGCCAGCTGGTCAAATAAATTTGGTAGCTGATTTGTATCAACAGGTAACACGGTTTCAAAGCCCACTAGGTTTTACTGAAACATCTAGTCGCGGCATCAATGATAACACCGTAACCATGATGGAGTCTGTTGTTGCCATTAGGGATTTGCTTGGTACTGATGCTATGCCAGAAATCTTTAATGAAATTAGAGAGGCTTCAAGAGGTTCAAATGATGATGTGGTAAATGAATTGAGGATAGCTTTAAAGAAAGATGGTGGCACAAGAGCTAGCTTAGTAAATGATTATGTTGGCGAGGGTATTGGTAAAGGCAAAAGCGATGAAGAAAGAAAGTTTTATCGCAGTGTTGCTGAACCTCTTTTGCTTACAATGCCGAAAGAAAGAGTTGACAGAATATTAGAAATAGCAGCTGACAAGGTGTTTAAAGAAAGCCCGTTAATCCATAGCAGCCTTGGCAGAACTAGATACGCACCAGAAAGAGCGTACCCAGATGATCTGACTATGGCTGACTTTATGTTTGCTGCTGATGCAAAACTAGCATTAGTAGATTCAGATTTAAAGTTAGGTAAGAATGCTTTCCTTATCCCTGACCGCCGTGAAAGCACTGCACTGCCTATTTACTTTGTAGTTAATAGTGACAAGCGCATGATTACGCACAATGGCAAACCTTTGCAAATTGGCAGTCAATATGTTGTTCAAAAAAATGCTGAACGTGCAAGCAAAACTAAGGCTGAATATAGAGCAGCTGCAAGAGCAAGGCGTGAAGCTATTGTGGAAAGACAGAAGATGGTTGACGAGGTGCTTGGTGTTGGGCCGGGTAAGTCTATCAACCTTAGAATGCAAGATTTGGATGGTTAGCAATGTTGTATGAAGATGTTGGGCGTAGAGACCTTTTCATATCTTTGCCAGCAGCCATTAGCGAAGACACTCCTGTTGGCTGGTGGGAAGGCTATAAAGCAAACGTAGCTTACAACAACATGCCATTGATAGAGCATGTTGAAGAAAAGTTTCGTTTTGCTGATCAAGAGATTGACCCTGACTTTGATGTTGTTGCTCAGATACCCGATGAGCTTCTGCCTTACTATGATGATTTGGTCAAAGCAAAAAACGCTGAACATTATGAGTTTCTTCAAGAACGTGCATTTACTGCAATCGAGCGTAGGCGTGTAGCATCCGAGGCTGGTATCACAGCGCAGCTGGCTGGGGGCATTACCGACCCGCTTGCGCTTGCTTCGTTGATACCCGGATTGCAGTTTATTAAAGCTGGTCAGACCTTCGGTCAGGCGGTGATAAGGGGTGCTGGCGCGGGTCTGACCTTTGGTCTAGCGTCTGAAGCTAGACGCGCACCTTTTGCTGTAGCAGACGAGCCATATGAGGCAG